AGTAAGATGTATCCTGTATAAGATACCTTTACCTCGTAATCTTTCATTGATCCTCCTCCTTTTCGTGTAAGTAACCGCCCATAGTGGCGATTAGCCCTGTCTGTATGACTATCTCATCATCACAATCCACTACAATCGCATTGGGTAAATTGTCCTTTACCCACTCTCTTAGATCCTGAATTGTGTCTATCTCTTGTAATTGCATTACTTAACCTCCTCCTCGCACTTATGCGTTATCTCTAGGTTATAGATACTCTCTAACGTACCCGTTACCTTGTTGCCATAGGTTTTCCCGCAATTCATACACTTACCGATTAAGATAGTCATTACTTGCCCTCTCTCTCGTGTGTGCAACAGTTACCGCAATTACCGCAATCTCCACAGCGGTTATCACGGCTTGATAGATCGTAAGAGTTAGCACACTTATCGCACTCTCCCTCTCCCTCAATTAGTATTGCTACGCCATCACAGCCCTCCTCGTTAAGCGGGTTATCGCACACTCGCAAGCACTCTCCCTCACACTCGCAATTACTCTCGTCTCCCGCGTGGAGGATACGCCAGCTACGCGATCCGCATAGCTCGCACTCTCTCTCCTCCGTGCTTAGGGCGCGTAGTATGTCCATTGTGTCCATTACTTAACCTCTCCCTCTTTCGCTATCTCCTCTTGTAAGTATTTAATAGCTACCTGTCTAGCGTTTATGTAGCCGGTACCTACTATTGTGCGTGGCGCGATCTCTCGCTTTAGTAACGCCTCTAGTAACTCTTGATTAGACATAGTGCTTGCCTGTCCTAGATCATACTTATAGCTCATTACTTGCCCTCCTCCGCTAGTGCGATCTTAAATTGTGCCTTAGCTGCGCGTAGTGTGTAGCCGTAGTAAGTGCGGGTGAATAGATACTCTCCCGCGCCCTCGCCTACGAATTGAGACAGGACATAAGCCCCGCTGTGGCGCACTCTCTCTACTGTCATCACGCTACCGCCTCACTCTTGCACGCATTACATACAATGCCCTCGCCTAGCTTGATCGTGTAACTAGGTAGCCTCTCTCCGTTACGCAAGGTAATAAATAGCCCCTCGTGCGTACCGCACTTAACGCATACCGCCTTAGCTTTCTTAGCCATTACGCCACCGCCTCTACATAGTAACCGAATTGTGCATAGTGCTTAATCAATCGCTTAGCAGCTGCGGGGGTAAGCTCGCACTCTCCCACTATCTCGCGTGTCTCAATGTTAATCAAGCGCGTAAATGCTTTTTTATTACTCATAGCTTTAACCCTTTCTATTCTCCGGCTAGGTACCGGCTACCCTCTCCCGCTATCGCGGGAGGGGATAGTCACCTACCTAGTGAAAGTCTCCCACGCACTCACTCATTGATCCGATACACCACCCTAAAAAGTCTGCTTTAGGCGAGCCGATACCTACCCACCACCACGAGCCGGATACCCACACAATAAGAGCAACGCCGGCAGCTATCGCCACGGCTCGCAGCCTCTTACCTCTTTTGGTAATCATCTAACGCCCCGCCTTGTCCAGTTGGCACCCGTGACAATCGCAGATCTGCGGGGCGATAGTGCAATTCCAACGGGCAGACTTTCGCGCCTCTCTTAGCGTTGCATAGCTCGCAATAGGTGAGCCCCCAATAGTTACCCACTCGCGCCCGATCTCTCCATAGGGGCACAGGGTAACGATCTCATAATAGCGGGGATCATTGTCGCGCTTGTTGCTTACGATAACCATAAGGCTATCGGCTCGCGGGCTAATACTTACGGGCTTAAAGTCTGCGATCCGACTATTAAAAAATCGCATAGTCTCACGAGTAAAAAAATACCCTTGCGCCTTGCTTGCTATCTGTGACTCGTGCCAGATCTCAGCGGGGCGCGTTGGATAGTTACGGCACCCGTTGCAAGAGCACGGGAAAGAGAGTTTAGTGCCTTGCTTAATTGTGTTAGTCATAGTATTACTCTTATCTATAGAGCTTGATAGGTAAGTGATTAGCCCTACAAGGTGGACGATACACGACTCTCCCCCATAGTGCAACACCATAACCGCATTACTTTTGCCCCGTGTCGTATCTCTTAGCACGGGCAGACTTAGGCGGGTTAGCCCTATCGGTGGCGGTATCGGGTGAGCTGATCTAGTAGGCAAGGGATACGGGCAAGGCTATCGGCTCACGCGGTTAGCTATCGGTTAGCGGTTAGGGATAGCGGTATCGGGTAGAGCTGCGCCGGCTTAGCTCATTGTTAAATGGTGAGAGGTTAAGGGTTAGGGGTGCCCGATAGGTAGTTAGCCCCACCATTTTTTGCAGAAAGTTATCCACAGGGTTTTCCACAGGTCAGACCAGTACCGGTCAAGACCGGTCAAGTCACCGAAAGCCCGACCCAGGGTAGTGAATAGCGGGCGACCCCTTACCTATACTCCCCAAATAAATATTTCGACTAAAGTGAGATCCCCGATATAGCCTCTGACCTGCGGTTTTACTGTATGTGACTAACGTCACACGGCGAAAACGGGAAATGCGTTAAATTTCCTGCCTTATATACAGTAGGGGCGGTAGTTGAGATAGCCCCGTCCAGCTCGCTACGGTTACCCTTCGCGAGGCCCCTAGGCCGAGCACTGACTTACCCCTCACTTCGCTGTGGCTCGTTCGGGCGCTAAGCCCGACACTAGCGGTGCTTTTAGTTGGGATAGTTCTATCAACTTGACAGCTAATCGAATATTCCAACGCAGCTAATTAAATCGATCTCGGCCCGTCCCCAAATTATTGTGACACCCCGTAACTGGAGTATGTAGGCAATACTAGTAAAGCACCTACACGGCGCTGTCAGTCGCTCGGTCTGAACTAGTAGCATAACAACACTAGTTCTACTGACATTATTTTTGAGGAGATTACGTGGCTGAAAATTCAGCAGATATTGCCAAGCGTATTATCCTTGGCTGTGTAGCAGAAGGTATGACCATTGAGGCAGCAACTGCCTCAGCTGGCAAATCCATCAAGACCTATGAGTACTACCGTCGCACAGATAAGATCTTTGCAGACAAAATTGACCGAACACGGCTAGGTCTAAAGGACAAGCAGTTTGCAGGTGGCGATGTCCACGACATCGACTTCGTCGAGTTCCGCAAGCGCTTCCTGCACAGCCATACCTTTCCACACCAGATAAACATCGTAGATGTGATCGAAGGACGTGAGCCTTCTTGGCTACATCCGAGTATGAAGTTTGAAAAGGGTCTGGCTAATAACCGTATCCTTGTCAATATCCCGCCCAACCACGCCAAGTCGATTACAATTACAGTCGACTACGTCACCTGGCAGGTAGCACGTAATCCTAATTTTAGAGTCTTGATTGTATCCCAGACCCAGCGTCTGGCAGCTGACTTTCTCTACGCCATTAAGCAACGCCTTACACATCCTATGTATGAAGACTTACAAAGTGCGTACGCTGCTGGCGTAGGGTTTAACTCTAAGACAGCCTCGTGGCAGGCTACCCGCGTCACCTTTGGTGATGAGCTACGTGAGTCCAGCGAAAAGGACCCAAACATCGAAGCCGTCGGTATCGGCGGTCAGATCTACGGTAAGCGTGCAGATATGATTATCGTAGACGACGCGGTGACTTTATCTAACGCCAATGACTTTGAGCGTCAGATCAAGTGGTTAACCCAGGACGTACGTTCTCGTCTTAACCCAACAGGTAAGCTGATTATTATTGGAACTCGTGTAGCAAGTGTTGACTTGTACCGCGAGCTTCGTCAAGAGGATAGATACCCAGGTGGCCTAGTCCCTTGGACCTATCTTGCAATGCCAGCATTACTTGAAGCAGATGAAGACCCTGACAAGTGGGTTACTCTTTGGCCTAAGTCAGATGCTCCATTTGATGGACAAGAAGAAGCTGACAAAGATGAAGACGGCCTATACCCACGCTGGTCAGGACGTAACCTTTACAACGAACGCCAAGCGATGGATACGCAGACTTGGGCGCTGGTCTACCAGCAGCAAGATGTATCGGAAAACTCAGCCTTTGATCCAGTCTGTGTACGCGGCTCCATTGATGGAATGCGTAAGGCAGGTCCTTTAGTTGCAGGCAACCCTGGCCACCCAAGAGATTTAGGTGGCTACTCAATTATCTGTGGACTAGACCCAGCGATGATTGGTGATACTGCAGCTATCTGTTACGCGGTAGATCGCAATACCAACAAGAGGTACATAGTAGATGCTATTAAAATTACTCGCCCGTCTCCTGCAGATATTCGTGATCTTATATTTAATTGGACTTCCCTTTACGGCCCGTCTGAGTGGATTGTTGAGCGTAATGCGTTCCAGTCTTTCCTCACACAAGATGAAGGAATCAGACAACACCTAGCATCTAGAGGAGTTCTCTTACGTGAACACCACACAGGTAATAACAAATGGGACGCTGGCTTCGGTGTGGCATCTATGTCTACCTTGTTTGGAACAAAGCAACACGACGGCAAGCACCACAGAGATAACCTTATTCACCTACCTAGTGACCAAACTGAAAACGTCAAGGCGTTAATCGAACAGTTAATCACTTGGACACCTACTACTAAGGGCAAGACAGACTTAGTAATGGCGCTATGGTTCTGCGAGATCCGAGCGCGTGAGATGCTCAACTATGGGCAATATAACTCACACCACCTTAAGAATCCGTTTCTCACCTCGGCCGAGAAGCGTAAGCGAGTAGTAGTCAACATCGACCAACTACTTGCGGACCAGCATAAAACATTCATATAAGGAGAAACAAATGGCAGCAAACAAAGATCTACCAACTAAGAAAAATATGAAGATAGTACAAAAGGGCTTTAAGCAAACAGAAGCAGATAAGTACCGTCGTGGTGAAACAAATACAACTGCAGATACAGCACGTGCAGGAAATCTTGCAAGAGTTGCAAGTAGAGCAGCAGCAAAGTCACCAACAGCGCAAAAAATTAAAGATGCAAAGCTAAACGCAACAGGTAAGAAGGTTGCTCGTGATGCAGATTCTGTTAACATTTCAGACTACAAAGTTCAGGGAACAAGAACTGCTATAAGAGGTCGTATGGCAGCAGACCGCGCTAAAACAGCAGGCCGTGCAAAGAATGTAGAAATGAAATTAAAAAAGGCAGCAGCAAAGAAGGCTAAGTAAGGACAAATTCCAGTGCTAACACCAAAAGAAGTTAATGCTAAGTTAGGTCGACTGCAGAGCAAATACGCTGCACGCGATCAACGTATGCGTGATGTGCTTTCGGTTCGTCAAGGAGATCTATCGAAGGTCTATCC